CCGGGATGGTCCCGGTCCCAGTCACCACCTCTGTGGGACTGTGCCTCTTCCAAAGAAGAGGGGCGCAGATCAACGAGCTGTTGCTCATGAATCCGCGAAGCGGTCCTCTCGCCGAGTGATCCTCGGTGGAAGGAGTGGCCAAACTCACAAGGTTTGTCCCGTTGCCTGGGCTGTAGCCCAGTAGGTGGTAGGGGGGGCGCGACTGCGCCTCCCTGAAACCCATGAATCAACAGGAGTGAGCATTATGGCTGAACGAAGATTAGTCGACAAACAGGACAAAAGGTCTAAAGTTATCGCAACGATAACTTGGTACCCGTCTAGGTGGTCAACTACTCCAAGTTCGAGAACGTACGAATCGAGCCGGGCCCAAGGCCTGATTAAGTCAGTTTCAGGTGTCCAAGGCGGAAAATTCACGCCTGGGGACCTGAAGCTGCGCTCGTTCGTTGCGTCCACGTCAACCTACAGTTATGGCGCTGCAAGTCTAGAACGATTGCAGTACCACGTAATCGATGGAGTCGATACTGGACATCGTGTGACTTTTAACGGGCCCTTTGGGGCCTGGTCACCGTTGTCGTCCGAGCTCGGGAGGAATGGGATTCCCAAATCCTCTGAGGTCGGATGGAACAGTTCTTTGGCTTTCATCTGCCAGAACCGGGCTATGGCCAAGTTCAATGGCAGTGATTACGATGTGGGTGCGTTCATTGGTGAACTTCCCGAAACTTTCGAGATGTTGCGGCAATGGACGCTCAGCTACCGTAGGGCGATCAAGAAGGCCCGTGAGGGCGGTTTTACTTGGTCGCGCCTAGTCAGGGCATGGACTGCTCTTAAGTCGGGGAAGCCCCTCAAGGAGCTACCTAACAAATTGAGCAATTCATGGCTAACGTGGCGGTATGGCATCCGTCCCCTGTACTGGGACGCCTTAATGTTGATAGAGATTGCCAATGAGTCCGTCAAACGGACTCCGGATGGCGGGTTGCGCCGTGTTTCGGCTCAGCAAACCATTACAGACGGTGGCTATGCAAAGTCATCGTCAACGTACTCTCTCCGTCAAATGGGCTCCTATAAGGCTGTGCTCACGTGGTCCATGAAGACCAAGTGTAAGACTGTAATCTACTACAGGACGGTTGCCAACCGTTCAAACGTGGATTGGATTCTTCAGAAGTATGGGTTGAATCCGAGACAGTTGCCCGGATTACTCTGGGAACTTACACCTCTGAGCTTTGTGGTAGACTGGTTTGCCGATGTCGGCTCCTGGTTGGCGGCAATCGTGCCGCGCCCGGATGTCAGAGTGTTAGGTTATGCTACGTCACAAGTTTGTGAACTGAGCGTAATCCGCCAAGGCAATGAAGGAACACCATCCTCTAGCTACGGCCCTCTGACAGGGACGTTTCCTCGTGACGAGGTGTCAATCAGAGAACTTCGCCGAAATGTAGGCGACTCCGTACCAGGGCTAGTGCCCTGGTTTAATCCGGAGATCTTCCTTAATCTCCAAAGAAAGGCGGATCTCTTATCCTTGGCTTTGCAGAAATGCAGGCCGAAACACTAGAGGAGGGACGTTATGTCCATCATCAGTAGTACGGTGAAGTCTGGCGCGAGCGCCATGACCCCAACCGGAGGCAACGATATCTCGTTTAGCCTCACTGGCCTGTCTGTCTCGAACGGTATTAACGTAGCCGTAGCGGCAGATACAGACTTTAGAACTCGCAGGAACGCAAGCTTTAAGTCTCGTGTTCCGACCGTTGCCAACGGCATCTACTCAAAGGGAAAGAATGAGGTTGTATTCGTGCAGCCTCTGATTCTGGCGAGCGGACTTGTCGTGTTTAACACAATGCGACTTGGGCTCGAGGTTCACCCCGAGCTGCCCGCGGCTAGTGCCAAAGATCTTAGGATGGTTGGCGCGCAATTGTTGACCGCGTCCTCTTTCGAGGATTACTGGACGACTGGTGCGTTAGCCTAACACCTTCGATCCTAAACACTTACCATTGGAGACAACCATGGTTAAACGGTTTTCAACCGATGTAGTCATGAAGTCCACCTGGCTGCATATACTTGAGGATCTAAAGAACCTATCCCCCCTCGCGGGCGGCTTCAGCGAATGTAAGAAACTTCTTCTCGCTGATGACATCAGTGGATTCAGGGATGCACTGGCTTCAGTGTCACTCCCCTTCTGGAGCGACCCCTTAGATTTTAAGGTCGTCTACCAGCTGAAAAGTTTCCTGGATAGGTATCTGTTCGTGCGTGACAAGTTCTCGCCAGACGAACTCGCCGAAGCGAGCTGGTTAAAGTATCAATCAGTTCAGGCGAGGCTCTCTACACCTATTGACGTGCCTAAGCTCTACCGAGCCGGGCTCGTTCGTAAGTGGAGGCTTCTCTGTAAAGAGATACTCGGTCAGTATGACGAGGAGGAACATTGGCAAAACTGCCAATTCGCACGAAATGCCACTGTCGGACATACGCGCCGGCGGAGCAGGCTGGACCACAAACTAAAGGGTCCAATAACGGGTTCCTATGAACATCTCGCATTTCTAAGGAGATGCTGCGAAGAAGACCCACTTCTCAGCCACACCCTCACGGGTGTAAGGTTCAAGGCAGTCCGAACACTCAAGTTGACATTTGTACCGAAGAGTTTCAAAGCCCTCCGGGCGATCATGCCAGACACTCTTGCTGGTAGTTTTTACAGTAAGGGTCTTGGGGAGATGATCGCCACGCGCTTGCGTAGGCGTGGTCTTGACATCGACCGTCTGCAAGATCAACATAGGAAGTTGGCGCAGAGAGCGTCAGCCTACCGTGGACGAGAGCTCAGACGTCTTGCAACGCTGGATCTATCATCAGCTAGCGACTCGATCTCGATGCAACTCCTACGGTTAATCCTTCCGGTTGAGTGGTACAATAAGATACGCTTTGGACGCGTTCCCTACTACACCTACTCAGGTGCGGAATATCGCCTTCAATCAGCGTGCACCATGGGGTTGGGTCATACCTTCCCGCTGGAAACACTTCTATTCTATGTCCTCGTAAGAGGCATAGCAGAAACGGTACGACCTCATTGTGACTTGACCTTGTCCTGTTACGGAGACGACCTTATACTGCCGACATGGCTGGTGAAACCAGTCGTAGCGGTCTTCAAGGAGTTGAAGTTAATGGTTAACGAGGAAAAGTCCTTTTGGGGACTGTGCGATTTCCGAGAGAGCTGCGGGGGTGACTACTTCCGCGGCCTTGACGTGCGTC